TTGCCATCCAGTAAGTGTGAATTCATAACCATTATGATTAGTAGTAATAGCGAAAGTGTTATTAACAAGTGATTGTTTGCTATATCCATTGTCTAATGGTACAGCATAAGCATAATCAGCCATAATCTTGTTGCCACTTAATGATGTGTGACTTTTGGCATATCCAGTTTTTACTGGAGTATAAGTCTTAAAAGTCTCATAACCCAATTTAGCCATAGCGTTTTGATCAAGTATGGTTTTAATTTTATTCAATCTATCTGTTATGGCTGTCACGGGCTTTCTCCATCATTTGCATCAATTCATCTGAAGTGTAGTCACTTTCTCCTACTTCTGTCAGTTTACCTGTCGCTTTGTTGTACTCATACTGTTCGTATGTGGCAAGAATGTCTGTGACCATCAAATCGTATGTTGTTGCCCTAGTAGCGACTTCACTGGGCAACATACCATACAACTTTGCCAATCTGCCCACCGTGATTAGGCCTGCGCTTCCCCAGTCGTTGGGGTTGACTTCTTGCCTTGTTGTTTTCCCAAGATTTCACCTACCTTAATAATGCAGGCAGTCATGATATCCATGGGCAAATCTTTATCATCGCTGAGTACTGGCTTGCCATTTTCATCAAGAATCATTTTGCGAATTAGTTTTGCTAATGTTTCAAATTCACTATTGGCTCTTGAGTTGTAAAAATCAAAATAGGTGCTCATACCTACAATGTCGTAAGTATAAAACGTAATGGGCTCACCGTATGCTTCTACTAGATTTGCATCGTCTAGTACGATTTCAATTAATTTTGGTTTACTTGCTAATTCTTGAATCTTCATTTTAATTTGTTCCTTTAATTTGTTTGTATAAAGTATTTATGCTTAATCACTGTTTCCAGGATCTGCTTCTTCTAATAACTGATTGAGCAGAGCAATTCTAAATGCTTGCTTTGCTTTCATTTGTTTAATGGTTGCTTCCATATTGGCGAGCATGGGAAGTTGCTTGGCTTCATCACCTAGCAAACTTCTAAGTTTCTCTTCGTTTGTTTTTAACCAAACTGAGTTCAAATCATTCATTTGTTATTCCTTTTTAATTTGTTAAAAAGAAGGGCACTTTCGTGCCCCTCTTTACTTACTGTTGATTAAGCAACAGTACCTACTGTGTAACTTCCGTCAACCGCAATTTCCATTGGAGTGATCCAAACTGGTTGTGTTGGCGTAGTCTTTGGTGCAAGATTCGTAATGAATCCATTACCAGTGTAGGTGTAAGCACCAGTTGTTGTGCCATTCCAGTATACTTCAAAAGACAAAGCAACTTTGTTAGTTGAAAGTACTGCAATGCCATCATAAACTGCTGTGTTAGCAGTTGCTGCACTATTACCAAAGTAGGTAGCAGAGTCAACAATGATGTTTGTTGCTAACTTGTTATCAGCAGGTGTGCTTAACTTGCGCTGATCTGTGTCACTGAAATCAGTGTACATATAAACGCCAGTACTATTAGTAATAGTAACATCCTGTAGATAAGGAATAGTCAACGTCACATTCGCATCGGCAAGGTTTGCGCCCTGATATGCAATTTTGATAACGGGTTGTGTACCGCTTGTGTTTGTAGTAATGCGAGCCATTTAAGTTCTCCTTATGTGTATGTGGCTTATTGAAATTCAAGTCTTGTCAATCTAAAAGTCCAGGTATATCTTTCACGTTGCGGTCCATAATTCAATACCTCCTGATAACTACGTTCGTAGTAACCATTCATGAATTGCACATCAGTGCCAGGATATACATCAGTAACTAAGTTATTGATCATATCTCTGACTCTTGCTAGATTAGGATCTTGTTGGAAACTAATGTAAGCAATGTAAAACTCATCTACAGCATTGTACATATTTGCGCCTAGGTTCACACCTAACTGATTAGGCGTTCTGCTAGTGGTAACGATATTACTAATGTAGATACCATAACGAACAACGTCTGTATCGCTAGCCCAATCTGTATTGCTATAGATTGGCACATCCCAATTTCTTGGTATGTAGAACTTTACCATTTGGTAAACTTCGTCACTAGTGATATAAGGGTCGTTCTGTTGCTTAGTATACATCAGAAAAATCTCCTATCCCCGTTGAAGTAATCAACGTCTGCTGTCCAGTTCTCTTCCAATTTCGTTGTTGGACCGTTTGGTGAATTGCCGTAAAGATTATAGAAATTCATTAACTCTAAGGCTTTGATCCATTCGCGGTCGCAACGATCTTTAGCGAAGTCATAGTTTTGTCTGTCTACATCGTTCATGTTAGAAACTTCAGTTACTAGTGATTCGTAAAACACCATAACTGCACCAAATACATCTAGACGGATTAGCGTCTGGTCGCTTTTGATGAGTAGACTAGGATTAAAACTAGAAATGAGCGCACCATTAGGCAAATTGCTGTAGTAGTACGCTCCTAGAACCGTGTCACAGTACTTGTTCCACCAACCGAACTCAAGTTTGTATAGCCATTCCTGACTACCAACCTTGAAATACGGGGCCCAATCAATATGAAGGGCTTCCGCTCTGCGATATGCAGCAGGATCATAAAATCTGATATCTTCTACAGTCGCATTTGATATTCGTTGATAGGGTACCGACATGATTTTTTCCTAGATTATAAATTAGGCATCTTGAACGATGTTGATAGCACCGCCACGACGTTGATCGCCAACGCCAGAACCAAAGTAGCCAACACCAGTCAACCAATTCTGGAGACCGCCTGGTACTTCACCTAACTTGATCTGTAAGCCTTCCTTCATAACAGTGAACAATGCACTGTCGCCGAAGTATGCGCCTACTAAGCAAGGTGTAGTTGCGTTACCAGCAATTGTACGCGATGCGTGCTGCAAGAATGTAGTGAACATTACCATGCATCCATAGATGTTTTCAATCTTGCCCGATGCTAACAATTCGTTACCAAGAGCAGAAAGATTTGAACCACCTGAAGATGGGCCGGATACTGCACCACCAGTCAATTCAGACAACAGACGAGTTAATGAAGAACCACTGCCGCCTGGGGCAACGTCGGCTTCAGTAACGAATCCATTGCTGTCGAGAACGATGACAGGCGAACCCGCCATACGAGCAACTTTGAATTGCTGCTTGGCAAAACGAATCAACTCAAGAACTGAATTGGTTGTGAAGCCAGATGTGAATGTGTAACCAGTAGTTGCACCAGCTGGTAACAATTCTAGGGCACCCAAGCGGAGTACACGATAGAATCCGTCAGCAGACTGAGGATAGAATGTGTTGCCTGGAGTTGGCTTGAAGCCAGTTGTAGTATTGACAGGAGTTGCAGTTCCGTCAGTGTACGAGTTTGTCGTATCTGCGAAAGCCTGAGTTACGCGCTGGTCAACCTTTTCAGCGAATGAATCACCAAGTTCAGCACCGAGTGTAGCGGCTAACTGGAACGAAGTAGTCCAACCGTAGAAAATGTCAAACGCAGTTGTTGCAACTGCTGGGCTTGCAAGAATGCTAGTTTGCGACAGAGCAGGATTCTGCACTGCTGCGTTACCAGTATTCCATGGAGCAGTTGGTCCACCAGCAGGATTAAAGTCCTGATAAGTGATTGGGGCAAAGTTAGGAACTAAGAATTGATTACCCTGTGTTGGGGTAACAACGTTAGTCATATTGACTAGACCCATTGATTCGTGCATTGCACGTAGAGCGAAGTTTGCGATTGCGAATGTAAAACCGTAGTTTTCACCGTCTGAACCGCCAAGTACATAAGCCATGTTATTTCTCCTTTAAGATATGGCAAAAATCAGAGTATTTTCTGGCTAGCCAATGAGTTCGTCGCTGATACTTGCATGATCTTCAATCCAACGTTTCTGCCTAAGCCATTCTTGACTGCCCACTGATTAAATGCAGCAGGGTCTTTAGCATAGTCAGGCATTGTTTCATGCGGTGCGCCAGCAAAGCCACCTTGACCGGGCCGTAAGCCTGATCCAGAGGGTAGGTTACTCTGTTTTAGTAGTTTAGGATTACCCTGCGCTACTTCTTGAACTAACCCCTGAATTGTAAGTGGGGATCCATCCATTCCGTAACGTTCTTGTCCCTTGTTATTAATAATGCTGTAAGTTCCATCGCTATTCCATTGAATATTGCTTTTGACTTTTGATAATGCATAATCTAACAAGTCAGGATCAAATCGGTCACCCATAGACCGCTGAATGTCTCCGTCTAATTCTTTCTCGCGCAGAGCCTGGTCCTTGCGGGCCAAGTCTGACTGAAGTTTAGAGAATTGTTCATGCAAGTCATTAGTAGTGACGCGACCAGTTCGTTGCTGAATTGGTTCTTCCACTGGCTGTACGTTGCCAACGGTTTGATTTTGTTGAGCAGTTGTTCGTGCAATGAAACTTAACGCCGCTTCGACTGATTCAAAATTCTGACCTGAAGCATTGCTTAAGGCGTTGAGAATTGAACTAGTTGTGCTTTTACGAATAGCACCTGCATTTATTTGCTGTTCCGCAGAATCGCCAGGGTTCGCCTGACCTTGTCCTTGAGCAAGGGCTGATTCGTTGCCACCGAGAATAATCT